TGCAGCAACGGCTATTCCGCTTGCCTCGGCTATACTTGAAAGACCTGCAACGGATAATTTTTCAGAACCCTTTAAAACATTGAAAGCATCAGATGCCGATATGCCCGCAGAGCGTATTGAATAAAGACCTTCCGTTAAATCGCCTATGGCTTTCGGGCTTCCTTTTGCAAGATTTAAAACCTCTTTTGACATTTTTTCAAGGTTTTCTGTGTTTGTATCAATTAAAGTTGAAACATTATTCATACCCTGTTCAAAATCGCCTGCGGTCTTAAGATTAACGGCGCTTGCAGCAGTTAATGCCCCGCCGAAAACTGCAGCCCTTTTTCCTATATCATTAAATTTTCCGGCGGTTTCCTCCAGCTTTTTATTCATGGCAGAAAATTCTGCATCCGACTGGCGGCACGCGCTTTTTATAACGCCTGACATTCCGTCAAATGCTTTAAGCACCAGTTTTAATTGTAAATTATCTGCCATTGTTCACCTTTTCAATTGATAATTGATAATGTATAATTGATAATTATCTCTGCCGCAAAGCGGCAAAAATATTTAATTATCAATTGTCAATTATCAATTATCCATTCTTCTGTCCATTGTTCATTAGTTCAAATAGTGCGGCTGCCTCATCATACCAGTAATTAATTTCTTCAAAGCTCATTTTATAAAGGCTTTCTGCCGAAAAGTGCAGAAAATGAGCAATGAAAGCCATTTGAAAAAAATTCGGAATTTTATCCCTGAAACCTTTCACCCCATGCATTTTCAAGTTTTATTACATCAAATGCGCTTAAATCTAATATTTCAGGCGCCGGAAGTTTTTTGCCGTCAAATAAGGCAATTTCTGAAATCATATAAATTACGGTTGATACACCGTCCTGAGCAGCTCTGCGGCATTTCATAAGCAGATGCCCGTCCGCCTTCTGCATATCAATCCGGACTTTCATTCCGTTTGATAATTCTGTTTCTATAATGTTTTTTTCTGATGCCATTTTTTATCTCTTTCTTAATTTAATGCTAAACTTTTTCGTATATGCTCTAACATATCAACGCCGTCTTTTTCATATATCAAATTCGGCACATCTATTTCATAAAGCTTTGTTTTGCCTATATACAAGCTTGCTGCGGAAACGTCAAAATCCATTTCGTACTCTATGTTTTCCTGCTGTTCAAGCTCTCCTAAAAGGCTGAATTTTTGGCTTGAACCTCTTAATATAAGCTTTGCCTGTTCGCTGGAACTTAAAGTTTCATTTGTATAGCTGTCTAATGAGCCGTAAATCGTCATATTTATTTCGGCAAAAGGATTTGAAATTCTTTTAAATACGTCTTTATAAAATCCGTTTAAAGTTACATTCGCGCTCATTGCGTTTATGCCTTTAGGCAGATTGTACTTTCCGTACCCTGTTTTAAATTCTTCTTTGTCAATCTCTATTTCGGGCGCCGTTATTTTAGAGGCTTTTCCGAAAAGATTTTCACCTATATAAATTGTCGAGTTCGTAAGAATTACCGTCATAAATTATCCTCCCAGAGTTTTTGCTATAATCGTAATATCAAGCACATCTTCAAAGGTTATGCGCTCGGCAGATGCCAGAGGGCACGCCCTGTATGAAAATGTTATATGCCCGTCTGCAAGGCTTTGCGCCGTATTTTTATTTTCGTCATAATAAGCTTCGCCTGAATATATTATTTGGTTTTTCCTGTCTAAAGGATTTGACCATGCTCTAAACGCGGAATTTATTGAGTTTAATACATCATCTATAAAGCCCTGCGTTATATTTTCGCCTATGCATTCAAAGCTTGAATTTTCAATTGAAATATTTATAAAATTCCTTGTTCTTTTTGCACTTTCAAAGGTCATTAAACCGCTGTTATTAGGAAAACTCATATTTCTGCCGCCCCATAGGCGGTATTCTCCCTTATAATTAATAACTGCTGTTATGCCTTTAGCATTAAACCGGTTTGCATCGCATGAAGCATCATTCAGCGAAAAATACACCGGATATTCTAAGCCTGTTATTGTTTTAGAAACAGTATTATCTATTGATTTTGCTATGTTTCTTTCCCTGTCTAAACGTACTCTTATGCCTGCTGAAACAGGGCTTAAAGGTTTAAGCGTTTCTGTATTCTGATTAGAATTGTATCTTTTAACCCATGGCATTGCTATAACTGCATTTTCGCTTGTTCCTGTCAAATCAATGCCGCCGGTTTCTGCAAGCCTTGCATTCTCGGCAGCTGCAAGCTTTACGCCCTGCGGCGCATCTAAGAACACCAGCGCTCTTAAATCCTCTGCAATTGCAGTTAAGGCATTTCTGACATTTTTTGAAGCAAATCCGGGTGCGATAATTATTCCCGGCGCTGTTCCGTTTAAGGCAATAATATCGTAAATTTTCTGAAGCCCGCTTCTTTCGCCGCCCGCCGATACTTCGCCTATTACATCAGAATCTGTTATTTTGGATGCATCAAAATATTTATATGAAACAGTTACGCCCTCTTGATTATTTTCAATTGCTCCGCCTGCTTTTACGGTTATAACATTATCTGAAAAAGTATAATCGGTATCTAATACAAGCGTGTTTTCATCTTTTGTGAGAGTTAAATCAAAAACATCAAGCTCCGTTAAAGTGCAGCTCCCCGATGTAAATACTGCAGCTTTGCTTTCGCTTAAATAGTGCTTTGTGCGGTCGTAAATATTAATCGGATAAATGTCTGCGCCCTCTGATTCTTTTAGTATTGTTTCTGCCGCTTCTGCCAAGGTAAAGCCGTCAATATTTTTTCCTAAATACAGATTAAGCTCCGAATAATTTGCTATTTTAGGACAGCCCTCAAACATAACGGGAGAAGTGCCTATAACGCAGACCGCCGACATATCAGCAGGCTTAATTGTCATATTTATTTCATTTATCTGTCTTGTTTCTATTCCGTGCAAATAATCACTCATTTATTTTTACTCCTATCATTTTATCGGCTTCCGATAAATCCCCGTATTCATCAATAACCGGCAGTTCTATATTCACGCTGAAGCTGTACCACAAATCGCCCGATATCTCAGCTTCAAATTTTATCCGGCTTAAAACAAGCCTTTTTGAAAGAATCGGAAGCCCGTTTAAAACTTTTTTTATTTCTTTTAAGAATGGATAGCTCTCTGAATGCTTCATTGCATATCTTATGCCGGCAAATACGGTTAAATTGTATGTCTGCATTGAGTTTACCCGTGTTATGCTCTTTTGGGAAGAAAAAGAAGCATCTTCAAATCTTATAAGTATGCAGCTGTCATAAGAAGTAAAGCTGTAATCCTCAAAATTAACAGGAAAGCTGTCAATCTGGCTTTCTGTAAATTTCTTTTTTAAAGCTTCTGTTATTGTATTTTCTATAAGGTTAATCATCTGTTTTCCTGTATTATTTGTGTCTTGAAATTCCTTTGAGCTCAAGCCTGTCATTCGCACGGCATACGCCTGCACTCATTCCGGCTTTCGCTAACCGGCTTCGCTTTGCTCCAGCCGTACGGAATTTCGCTCATAATTCAAACTGCTTCCATATAGTGTCATTGAATTTTGTGCTTGAAGATGTTTTATTTGAAACAATCATTTTTCCTGCGGGTGTAATCTCGCTTTCAGGGTGTTCAGAGGGCAGGTCAAGCAGCATTTCTTCTTTTTTTATATTTGATAAGATTTTTACGGCTTCCGAATAACGCTCTTTAATATGCTCCGGCATTTTCTGCGGTCTTCTGCTGTAAAGCCTGAATGCCGCAATATCTGCCGATATATTTGCAATTATTGCGGGCGCAGACTTCAAGGGAAGCTTGTATTTATTTCTTAAATATGCGTTGATAAGCTCATCAGCGTAAGCAATTGCGCTTGAAATAATATCCGCATTAATTTCCCGCGTGAGCCTGTCATCATTTGTCAAATTAGCAAGCTCCTGTTCCGGAATAATTGTTTTTAACTGTTCAAGCGAAGTATAAGGCATAATTCCCCCGAAATTATGCGCTTAAAACATCTTTAATAATGAAACCGCACTCTGGGCATACAATAAGGTCTATTTCTTCATAATACACCTTTATTATTTCTGCTCCTTCCGTTCCGGGGCGCCCGTCATTATAGCTTGTAACCGTTAAAGGCGAATACTGCGCTGTATAGCCGAAAGTTAAATCATTTACAGTTATTGCATTTGGATTCATATATGCAAGAATAATATCGTTATTCCAGCAGCTCGCAAAATCCGGAGCATCTGCCTTTTTTGACTGGTTATGCACGCCCTCGCCGATAAAAATATCAGTTAAGCCGTATAGCCTTTTTATTTCCTCGATTGATGCGCTTCCTGCCTTTACGTCATTGCCTTTTACGGCAGATACAATATAAGGATTATCCTGCAGCGCAAAAAAAGCATCTTTTGATGCAATCATTGTATTAGGGCGGTAAAATGGCGCTTTTAGAGCATCTCTTATAATTTTATGCGCATTTACTGATGCAATGTCTATTTTTGAGCCGCTGTTCAATGTAACTTTATTGCTGCCGTAGTTTGAAACATTGCCGAGTTTTTTGGCAAGCTCAATTTCTCTGCGTATCTGCAGAACATCCGTTAATTGAATAACCGCAGTTTCTCTGAGATTTACCGGTTTTGCCGCCTTTAAATTCTCTTTCTGCTGCGCAATAGAAACAGCTTCTTCTAAAGCATGTGTTTCAACCGTTTCAGTAACAAGACCGCTTTCATTGTTAATTCTGTTCGGGTTTCCGTACTGCCCTATTTTTGTTTCAGGCACGGTTAAATTATTTTTTCTGTCAAATTTTCTGTACTGGAAAGACCTGCCTGTAACCGGCACTTTCTTGAAAATTTGGCTGCCTATTAATGTTTGATTGCGGAATGCAAGCGATATCGCCGTCAATTCCGGCTGCATTTCAACTATTGCTGCCATTTTATAAACTCTCTTTCTTTTTTAGTCATTACTCTTTTACCGTCCTCTTATAATTGCTTTGCAGTCCGGCGTTAAGTTCCGCCGCCCTGTGCTGTTTCAGCAGGAATTGCTCTTGTAATTGAAATTCTTACCCGGACAATCTCATCTTCAAGCGCATTTTCAAGAGCGATTGCGCCTATATTATCTCCGCTTTCAGCCTGCACGGCGCAGCCGTCCTCATCTGATGTTAAAGCATCGCCTGCTGAAAATGCTCCGCCTGCCTTGATTTTTATATCCGTATTGTCTTCATTCGGCATATAAACATCAATTGCGGAATCAGCTTCTGCGCCTTGAATGCCGGATATTCCTATAATGTTATCGCCTGAGGCTGATGCCGTTTCAACGCCTGAGCCGTCAGACGAAAATTTTACAAATCTGCGCGGTTCAATAGCCGCATTGCTTATAAATGAAAGCATTTTTTATTTCCCTTTCGTCATTTAAAATGTTTAGTCTTGAGCTTTAACTTTTTTAAGAGCCTCAATCGGGCTTAATGTAATTCCTTTGGCTTTAAATTCTTCCTGTTTTTCTGTAATCGCCTGCAGAATTGCATCCGAGTCTGAAAAATCAATATTATCAGAACCTTCGCCGGCTTTTGATTTAGAGGCTGTTTCTTTAAAATCAAACTGTTTCATTGAGCCTATTAAGTCTTTAACCATAGCGCAGACGGTTTTTTTCTGTCCGTCTTCAAACTCATAAGGCTCATAATCGGCTGATGCCGTTAAAATATCAATAACAGCATCTTTCTGCGCCGGCAGAAGCTGCCCTGCCGCTATTGCATTTGAGCAGAAATCTTCAAATTCCTGCATCTGTTTTGCTTTTTCAGCTTCATTAAGCTGCTTTTTTAAAACAGCTATTTCGTCATTTTTAGCGCTCAGCTGTTTTTGAAATTCTTCTTCATTCACTTTCTCAACTCCTTCTTTATTCTTCGGGTTTAAAAACGGGGAATTTCCCGCCCCGTCCGGGTTATTGTCTTCAAACAATAAATGACCGCTCTGCGGTTCGTTTAATTCAAATTCTATTTCCGCTGCATTTTCATCCGCTTGAAAGCAGAATTCTTCTAACCTTTTAACTGCAGGCGTCTGCGCTCCTAAAAAAGCCAGATGCCTTATCATTAAATCGGGCGTTATGCTTATCGAGCGCATTTTATACAACCCCTTATTTACGGCTTCTTTGAAATCCTCCTGCACATTTTTAAATTTTGCAAAAAGAGAAAAGCCGTTTTCTTTGTTCGGTTCTACTTTTAAAGCATCAAACCAGCCGTAGGCAGGGGAATTGCTTTTTGGATGCCCGCAGCATACAGGCACATCGGGATTTCTTTCTTCAAAATTCCGTTTCATTTCCTGCAGCTCCATTAATCCCCATTCACGCTCAGCGCCTTTTGAGTCTTTATGCTTTCCTGTTTTGAATATCTCACACCAATTCATAGATTTATCCTGTCTTGTAATTCGTCTTTCGGAATTTCCTTCCGGCTGAGGCAATCCGCTGTCTTGAAATTCCTCCCCGCCTTGCCGCTCCCAAAGGAGCGGAGCAGGGTAATAAGAGGAGGCAATGCAAATTTACAATGCCATAATAAAGCCCTGCGGGCGCAATATCTATTGTTTTTGTTTAGAATTTTCCGCCGTAATCCCGTTTCTGAAACTGTATATATATTTATTTTCTATTTATTAAACGTTGATTTTTGATTAGGGCGGATGCGAAACTAATAAAGCCGTGCGGGAAAAACTCCGTTTTCCTGCGGGGTATTTAATATTGAACAAATAAGGAGTTATTTATGCCGGCAGATTTTTTAGAGGTTTGCAAAATTTTCGGCGCAGGAGGCGCTGCGTTTTTATGCTTTTATCTCTATCATAGAAGCACCGCAAAGCAGTTTGACAGCATTTTAGAGGAGCAGTCTAAGCAGTCAGCTAATATGTTTCAGATTTTGAAATCTATGATTGAGCAGAATAACCTGCAGCTTGCATATTTACAGGAAATAAAAACTCTTGTAAGCGCAAATTTATGGTGCCCTTATGTTAAAAGAGCCGCAGGATTAACAGCGGAAGAACAGAAATAGAAAGGTAATAAAATGAGCCTGATGCAGCAATACAAAATAGAACTTTCAAAAACGCTTAAAGAATTTAAAGAGCTTAAAATCAAGCTTGTAAGGCTTTTAAACGAGCTTGCCGAAAACATAAATCCTTTTTTCGGCGAGGATATCGAAAGCATATCAGCAGAGCAGATTGAACAGGCTGCTGATGAGCTGCTTGAAACAAAGAAAAAAGCGATTGAAGTGCAGAAGAAAATAAAAGGGCTTGAAAGAGAGCTGCAATAACCGCATTAGATGAGGAAAAACAATGATTGATGAATCTTTAAAACTGCTTGCTTCTCAGTATTTTATAGAAAATCAAATGTCTGTAGCGCAGATATCAAAACGCCTTACAATATCCGAAAAAACCCTTTTTAACTGGAAAAAGGCTGAGAACTGGGAAGATAAGCGCATCCGCTTTTTAAAAACGCAGTATTCAACTAATCAAACTCTATATGAGCTGCTTCATCTCACAGCTAAAAAAGCTGTTGAAGATTTTAAGACAAAAGAAATTATGCCGGACCAGAAAACTCTCTATTTCATTATGAATATGGCAGGAAAATTAAAAGACTTAAAAGCCTTTGAAACACAGACAGCAGAAGAAAAAGCCGCTGAATTGAATACGCTTTCAAATGATAAAGAAACTTCTCTGGAAAATAAAAAAGACGATTTATTAACAAAAATCTTTGAGGCTATGACTAAATAATGGATAATGGGCAATTGACAATTGATAATTTTTTCTGCGGCAAAGCCGCAAAAATTCATTATCCATTATACATTATCAATTATCAATTAAACAAAGGGAGCAGATGAAAGACTTAACTGAAATTTTTTTACCGTATCAAAAACGCTGGCTTAATGACTGCTCAAAAGTCAAGCTTGCTGCAAAATCGCGCCGTATAGGCTTCACATGGATACAGAGCTTTGAAGATGTCAGAGATGCTTTAACCTTAAAAATAAGAAATAAACCCTCAGACGTGTGGTTTTCTTCCGCTGATGAATCGGCGGCCAAAGAGTATATTAAATACTGCAAAGACTGGGCAATTGCTTTGAATGCCGGATTTAAAGATTTGAACGAGCAGATTATAGATGAAGAAAAAGGCATAAAAGCTTTATCTATTGAATTTTCAAACGGCGCAAGAATAAATGCAATTTCTTCAAATCCCTCTGCCTTCCGCTCAAAAGGCGGGAAAGCCGTTATTGACGAATTTGCTTTTCATAAAAACCCCGATGAGCTGTGGAAAGCAGCCCGTCCTGTTATAACATGGGGATATCCATTGCGCATAATATCATCATTAAACGGTACAAATAATCTGTTTTATAAATTTATACAGCTGATAAAAAAAGGAAAATTAAACTGGTCTTTACATGAAATTTCTATTCAGGATGCAGTAAATGAGGGGCTTGTTGATAAAATTCTGGATAGAAAAACATCAAAAGAAGAAAGAGAAAACTGGCTGAATGAAATAAAAGAAAGCTGCGGCGATGAGATTACATGGCTGCAGGAATACTGCTGCACCGCCGTTGACGAGGGCAGCGCCTTTATTTCCTATGAATTAATAAATTCCTGCATTGAAGAAAGTCTGCTGTCTGCCCCCTGCAAGGGGGAAGTACCTGCGGAAGCAGGGGAAGGGGGAATAAAAAACGTAAAAGGCGATTTATACCTCGGTTTTGATGCTGCCAGAAAAAAAGACCTTTCTGTTATATCCGTTTTTGAGAAACTCGGCAGCGTATTCTATTTAAGAAAGCTGTATGAGCTTAAAAATGTAAAATATGCGGAGCAGAAAAGCCTGTTAAGAAGGCTTTTAAATCTGAATAACACGCGCCGCCTTGCAATGGATGCGACAGGCATCGGCAATCAGATGTCTGAGGAATTAAAAGATGAATACGGCTCAAGAACAGTTGAGCCTGTTATGTTTACTCAGCGCACAAAAGAGGAGCTGGCATATAAGCTTTTATATGCTTTTCAAGACAGGAATATACGAATACCGGATGATGAAGATATAAAAAACGATATTCATTCCATAAAAAAGATGAATACAAGCACAGGCGCTTTAAGATTTGATGCTGCGCGCTCTGAAACAGACGGGCACGCAGACCGCTTCTGGTCTTTTGCTCTTGCAGTATATGCCGGAACAAATGAACCGTATATAAAACCTGATATAAGAACAGCAAAACGCTCTATTTATACGGGGTTTAATTCAGAGCTTGATTTAAGGGCACTAGGAGGCTTTTTAAGCGGGGGTATATATTAGGATGATAAATCTATCGTAAAAATAATTTACCCCGTCTTTTAAAAAGAGTTAAAAAGGAGTTAAAAACGGTTTTGAATATAACACTCCAAAAAAATTTTAAAAGGGAAACTTAAAAATGATATTTGATTTTTTCAAGAAAAATAAAAGCAGAAATTTTACATTAAAAATTAATAATCAAAATTCTATATTTAATGAATGGGCGCAGGCGAAAAATGCAGAGGGCTTCTTTTCCGTTATGGACAGGCTGCCTAATCCCGATAAAATTTTAAGAAAAACAGGTAAAAATATAAGCGTTTACCGTTCTTTATTAAATCATTACCAGATAGGAGCGTGTATTGAACAGCGCATTGCGGGCACTAAAGGCTGCTCTTGGAGCTTAAAAGAAAACGGCTGCAATAAAGAGCACTATAAGCTTTATGATGAAATTTTCAAAAACACAGATATTTTATCCCTTATTTCTAATATTTTAACCGCGCCTTTATTCGGATATACTCCGATTGAAATAATTTATGAGAAATCCGGCAGTTATATTCTTCCGGTTAAATACAGCGCAAAACCGCAGGAATGGTTTTATTTTAATGCTGAGGGAGAATTCTTCTTTAAAGATAAAACCTCCGGCGGCAAAAGAAAAATTGATTTTGAAAATGATGTAAAATTTCTGCTTCCGCGAAATAACCCCGATTTTTTAAACCCTTACGGGGCAGCTGTGCTGTCAAGATGTTTTTGGAATGCAGCCTTTATTGACGGAGGCATGGAATTTTGGATAAAGTTCGCGGAAAAATACGGTATGCCTTATCTTTTCGGCAAATACGACCGTTCTATGTCTGATAAAGAAAAAGAAGAAATGATGCACGCTTTAGAAAATATGGTGCAGGATGCAATAGCCGTTATACCGAATGACGGCAGCATTGATATTATGCAGACAGGCTCAAACGGTTCAAGCGAAATCTTTGAACGCATAATCTCAAAATGCGAAAATAATATATCTAAAGCTATTTTAGGGCAGACTCTTACAACGGAAATAGGGCAGTCTGGCAGCTATGCAGCTGCAAAAACGCACTTGAACGTGCGCGAGGATATTATTCAAAGCGATAAGCTGCTTGTAAAAACAGAAATAAACAAGCTTATAGGCTTTATTAACATAATAAATTTTAATGATGATATTATTCCAGTTTTTGAATTTGATACGCCGGAAGAATTAAATACCGCAAAAGCAGAGCGGGATAATAAAATAGCTGCTTTAGGAATTTCTTTTTCTGAAGATTATATCTGCCGCACATACGGCTATCAGAAAGGTGATATTGCTATCGCGCCGAAAGAAAACTTCGGAATGAATTTTGAAGATAGCAGCAGCGCTGAATTGAAAATTGATAATGGAAAATTGAAAATTAATTCAACAAATAATGACTTTGATGTATTAGAGAGCCTTTCTAAAATAAAAGAGCTTGAAAATGTTATGACGCCCTCAATTGAAGCTGCAATTAAATTTTTTAATGAAACTTCAAGCGCGGAGGAAACAATGGAAAAACTTGCAGATTTATATCCGGCTTTGAATACAGCGCAGCTTGAAGATGCGCTGGCAAAAGTAATTTATATTTCAGAGCTGCTCGGCAGGCTTTCAGTTTCTGCACAAAGGGGGATTAATGGCTGAAATTACGGAGAAAGAGCTGAAATCAATATTTAACAGCCCGCCCGAAAAGGTTATAGAGTTTTTTGAAGAAAAAGGGCTTAAAACTTCGTTTGATTGGCATGAAGTTTATGCTGATGCGCACGCAAAAGCCTTTACTATTGCCAAAATGACAGAGCTTGATTTATTGAAAGATACAAAAAGCATTCTTGATAAATCAATAAAAGAAGGCTCAAGCTTCGGCGAAACAAAAAGAGAATTAAAAAATCTTTTTGAAAAAAGAGGCTGGACGGGATTTAAAGAAATTACTGACGAAAAAACCGGCAGAACACGCACCATAGAACTCGGCACGCCGCGCAGGATAAAAACAATTATAACAAACAATATTAATTCCGCCTATGCAGCCGGAAGATATCATGAGCAGCTTCAAGAAGCTGATATTGCACCTTACTGGCAGTATACGGCAGTTCTTGATGAAAGCACCCGCGCTCAGCACAGGGCGCTTCACGGCAGAGTGTTTAAATGTACAGACCAATTCTGGCAGAATTTCTATCCGCCTAACGGCTGGAATTGCCGCTGTTTTGTAAGAAATTTAACAAAATCACAGCTGGATAGAGCCGGATTAACTGTTGAAAATACAGAGGGCGCATTCAGCACGGTAACAAAGAAAATAGGCAGTGAAGAAAAAGAAATCCCCGTGTTTAAGTTTAATGACGGCGGAATTGAAAAATTCATTGCGCCTGATGCGGGCTGGGAAACAAATATAGGAAAATCAGCATGGGGCATTGATGCTGCTGCGTGGGGAAAAGTAAAGGATATGCCGGACAATATCAAATATGATTTCCTGCACAAAATGGCATCAAATCCGCATAAAGAGCAGGCTTATAAATTATGGGCAGGCAATATTTTAAAAAACGGCTTTAAGAATACGGAAATAGAAAAATCTTTAGCGTGGGTTAAGCCTGAAATATACGGGAAAATAAATACTGAAACGCCTATTATTGTTATGCAGAACTCTCAAATCGGACATTCAGGAATGAATAAAACCGGTAAACAGGTGCTTACAGAAGATGAATATATGCAGGTTTATGACATTATCAATAATCCTGATGAAATTTATCTTGATTTTACACGTCCGAAATGGCAGCAGATTGCATTTATCCGCAAGATTAAAGACTCTGATAAATGCATAAAAATCTGCGTGCGCATTAACCAAAAAAGCCGCAGAAAAGATATTGATTATCTTGTGTCAAAAATTGCCACTATAGGAAAAATCAATTATTACAATGTTTCAAATGGAAAGGAGTACAAAATTGTTTATAAAAAATAGAATAATCGGGGGAACGCCACAGCCCTATAACAGAAATTACTCCGCCCTGTACGATTTATTGGGACTCTCAATTATTCTATTACAAATATTATACCAAACTTTAAGGGCGGTTTAAAGCCTTTTTACGCAGAAAGTAAAGAAAGTTTAAA